TGAAAGTGTGACAAAAAAAAGACTAGGACAGATTTCTAGTCTTTTTTTTTGTTTTTTCTCCCCAGATAAAACAGTTATTCTTATACTATTTTTTTAATCTATTGGATTTTGGCTCTTTCTTTTTTTGCCCATTCGAAACCAGCATCTCCACCCCAAAGTGACCAAGCAATTCTTCCGTTTGATGGATAGCCTTCTTCACCTATGTTAAACCCTTCAGCTTTTTTGTCTACTTCGTGTCTGGAGAAGAAAGCGAATATTTGTTTAACATCTGAATCTGATATTGGTTCTCCAGCTATTATTTGTTTAGCTCTTGCAAAACCAGGATTACTACCACCTCGTCCAAATTCTTCTCTCCAAGATAGTCCACGTTTAGCTTCTTCTTTCATTTTTTCTGTTGGAAGGGCTTTAATATTTTTTTGTGGTTCTATGTTTGGATTTTCTGTAAGTATTGGTGTTGGCATAGAATCTGGGTGGAAAACTTGTTCGTCTGTAGGGTTGGTTCCTATTCCTAACATTCTTCTTGCTTCTGCTCTATCAATAATTCCAGAGATATATAATTCTGAGATTCTTTTAGCAAGGTCATCAACATCATCCATTAGGGCTGTAATTTTGCCCAAGTCCCAGTCGAAATAGTCACCTTTTTTGCTTTCAGAAAACTCATACATTAGGTTTTGTGTAATAGATTCTGCAAGTGTTCTTAAGAGTGGAATAACTCCTTGATTCCAGGCAGATTGTTCAGCTTCTTTCAAGTTAGCGTAAGTTGAGTTTTCTAGTCCTGCGCTCAAATTTAATACAAGGCAGTTAAGTCCTAGTGCGCTTGATATTCTTTCTTCTGGAGTATGTCTAATTGCATCAAGAGCCATATCATTAGGCGAAAATGATACTCTTTCAAGTTTAAAAGGGCCTGACATAACAGCGATAGAACCTGCATTATCACCTACAAAAGAGTCTGTAAGTCTTTTCTTCATTGTGCGCAAGTCATCATCAGACACATCAACAACATCATCTTTAACATCTGGGCTTACCATAATTGAAGGAAGTCCAGCATTAGCCATAAGTCCATAAGCTGTTGAGGAAGCTTGGTTGTCTGTAGCTATTTCCCTTAATGTGCTTGAGAGTGGTGATCGTCCTAGTCTAAAGTCTACAGGATCACGACCGTAAGCGATGTGAATTATATCATCAAGTTCAACAGCAAATTGTCTTCCATCAACCACATAATTCCATTGCACAAGAGCATTAGTATCATCTCCAATTGGTTTAACTTGTTGTGATGGAAGAAACTGCAAGGCTATCACTTCTTTAGTTTTAGAGTTTCTTATTTTTCTAATGTATGCATTTCCGTAGAGTTTGTAGTCAATTATAATGTTGCTCCAAAATCTTGTTGGAGAGAGTTGAAAATTAGGATTAGAAACAAGGTCTAAGATTGGATGGTTTTCATTTTTCTCATAAGCACCACTACTATTCTTTTGATAAACCATAGGAATAGCTTGGGAGAAAGCTTTAACATAGTAATCCATTGCAATTGCCACGATGCTATTAAGCATTAGGTCACCAGCTACTACACTCCAGTCTCTTGAGGAAGAAGGTAAGCGTCTTGATAGCATAGCGTACAAGTCATTACCACCAATTCCTGTAAGATAACCTTGTTGTCTCATTCTTAGTGGAAGAGGCAAGTTCTCATCAGTAATTGCTTGGTTAACCTGTTTTGTGTTTTTGAAAAAGTCGAATAAGCCCATATTTAAATCCTCAAGTTTGCTATTTTATTATTACACAGCAAAAAATCTCTTAACTCTCACCTTGGCTAACTCATCAAATGCATCAGCTAAGGCATCCACTTGGTCATCATTTTTGGAGTATGGAAAGTTGCTAATTTCTCTAATAAACTCAGCATTCCAGTGTGCTTTTACCATACCAACATTTCCATTATTCACTTGTATTGCAACAGGTTCAGCTCTTGTTTCTTTATTACCAGAGATTGCTTTTGCTATTACTAAATAACCAGCCAAGTGTTTTACGAAGTGGTCTATTAATGACTTACCTGCTGCTCCTGGGTCTTGTGGTAGTCTTATTCTAGTATCTTTACCATCATTATCAGCTATTTGAAGTATTGCTCTATCTCTTTTATCAGTGGAAGCTTGTTCTCTATAAACATCAAGAATCCAATATTTTTGAGTTTCATCAACTCCAAGTAATAGTCCCACAGTATAGTCACCCTTGCCAGATGATGCTGCCAAGTCATAAGCTCTTACCTTTCTTAAAATATTTCCAGGGTTACCAATTTCTATTCTTTCTGGTTTAAATAGTCCACCTTCTTTTGGCACTGGTCTTTGTTGATATAATGCGGAAAAACCAAAGTCACCCATAGCTTTTTTAATTTCTAATAGTTTTTCCAAGTTGTATCTGGTTGGCCATAAGGTTTCGTTTTCTAATCTTCCTAGCAAATCATTATCAGGGTCATCACAAATTGCAGGTAATGATAGGACAGTCCAGTTCTCAGGTTCAGTTTCTATAGCTCTTGCAATAATGTCATTTTCGGACCATCTAGTATTGCAAATGATAATAGCTCCATCAGGTTCTAGTCTTGAGTAGCAATCTTCTCGGTAAAAATCTTCAACTTTGTCAGATTGTATTTTAGAATTTGCTTCTTCTCTGTTTTTAACCAAGTCATCCAAAATAATTAGGTTAAATCCAATTCCGGTTCTGGGGTTACTTGTGGATGCTGCATAGTAGTAGGAATTATTAACAGCTCTCCATTCATCTACTGAGGCATTTGTTTCATCAAGCCCAATAGTTTCGCTCATTATCTGTCTAGTTTTTCTGCTGAATCTTCTTGCAATGTTTTGGTTATATCCTGCCACCATTACATTAACATTAGGATTCTTACTCATAAAATAAGCTGGAAATCTCACTGTTACTGTTTCTGACTTTCCGTGTCTTGGAGGTAAGTTTATGCACAGTCTTTTTATTTCACCACTCATCACTTTCATTAAATATTCGCTAATGAGTTGAATATGAGGATGTGAAAAAGTAAATAGTTTTGGAGAGTTAAGAGTAAGATATTTTATATAATCATTCTTTTCTTTCTGGTAGTTCTTGGACAGTAATATCTCTTGTCTGACCTGGTCCACTGAGGCTGTGGCTTGCTTGGAGAATTGAAAGTGTCCATTGCTCAAGTCTGGAGTGAAGCTCTGCAATATCTTTTGCCGATTCTCCCCTAATGTATCTTTCATCTGTTGCTACCTCTGCTATCCTATTCATTGCATCCAAATGAGTGGTTAAACTTTTCGCAATCATATCTCCAAGGTTATTTCTTACCTGTTCTAAATATTCCTGCGGTTTTGGAGCCAATTCAATATCTTTCCTTAGTCTTGCAATATAATCGTGTCCAACTTCACATTCAGCTTTTATTTCTTGGTCTGTTTTTCCCAACAGAATCATTGATACGGCTGTTGATTGGCACTCTGGTGTTATTTCTCTTTTTGGCATTTGTATTCAAGGTCTTCCAGTCTTATTTTTTCTTTCCATTCTTCGTGCTTCTTTTTTAGGAAAGCAACAACCTCATCCCTATCACCATCAATTGCATACACAAGAGCGTCAATTTGATGTTCTTTAGGATATCTTTGACCTCTGAACCAATAACCTACAAGAGAACCAGAAACACCCATTCTTCTGCCTATTTTTTCCATATCAAACTTGGTTATTGCTAGTCTTTCTTCATCCTTAATTCTAGGATTTAATGTTTTTCCACCTTTTCTTGCCATTACACTATTTTTTCGGAGTCACTAAAATACAATGCTTCAATGACAACCTTATCCTGTTCGATTAAATGTATGATAGATTCTTGAGGATTTCCTGCATATTCGTAGAGAAAAGCCTTAACTTCTTCAGCACTCATAAAATTTCCATTTTCTTTGGTTATTGCTATTTGAATGCGACAACTAACATTAACCTTTTCAACTGTCTCAATAGTTTCCATATTATTATTATAACCTGTCAGATAATATTACTTTAAATATCTTAGGAATTCCTCTATTCCCTCGATATTCCTAAGTTTTATCATAGCCCTGTTGATTAGACCTTCAGAATCAGCACTAACTATTTTGTCTATTTCTTTGTATGTGAGAGAGAGATTATTATCAAGACCAAATTTGAGTTTAATGCAAGTGATTTCGATTGGTCTTAAGGTTTGTAATATTTGTTCTATTGCTATCTTTTTTTCATCTATTTCCAGTTTAGCATCACTTATTTGGAAAATAGAATCAATCTCTAGTATTTGAGTATTTTTAACTACCACTGCTGATTTGAGAGTATTAAGTGTGGTTCTCTTATTAACCATTGGAAGTAGCATTTCATCTGTTACTTCCTTTTCAGTTTCAATATCAAGTAGTTTTAATGTGGCTAAGTTAACGTGAGCAGGTACTTTTATAATTCTATTGTGTTGTTCAATAGCTCTTCTTATGCGACCTAAAACATAATGACCAGCAAGAGTATTGTATTTGTAACCTTTTTCAGGAACAAAGTTTTGAGCAGCAGATATTAGTCCTTCAACTCCATATTGTAATAAGTCTTCGTAGAGAATATTACACCATAAGTATTTTTTGGATATCTTATGCACCATATTAATGTTTTGGTCAATGAGAATGTTTAATGCTTTTTCTCTATTGCCATTGTTAACTTCATAACACAAGAAAACCTCTTCTTCAAAAGAGAGGTTTCCATTTTTGTTATTTCTAGACCAGTTAAAGTCTCGCCAGTTCTTTATTTTTTGCATACAAGTACATTAGTAACTCTTCTTCAGTACATCCTGTTGCTTGAGCTATTTTCCTAATGGTTTTAACTCTAGGCATACATTTTCCACTCATCCACTTACTTATCAACGGTTGAGAAACACCTAACTTATCTGCTAGTTCTACTTGTGTTAAACTGGTTATTAGCATATCTTGTTTTTGCATCTTACTATTCCTCTTATCACTACTATTATAACATCTTTGGTTCTTTTTCTCTATCCAAACCAAGATTATTATCCAAAAATATCCTTTTTGAGTGGTGTTTATGACCAGTACGATTTTAAGAAGTACTGGTCATTGGTAACGCTTCAAAACCTTTAGGTTTTGCTTTTCTTATCCTAATAACATATGGCCAGAGTCTCTGGCCAATTATAGAAGAGAATTAGTTCTGCGGTATTACTATATAAGCAGAACCGCATAACCGCTTAACTAACTTTTTAAGAAGAAAATGGTGGAGTTATTCAAACCCTTCTTAGAGTCTATTTGTGGAATAGTTTCTAAAAGCTTAGTCATCCATTGGTCTGTGAAAGCTAATCCATTATCTCGAAAATGCTTGAATAAAACTGTCTTGTTACTGTTATCCTTAAAAAGCTCTAGAACCTGCTCTTTTGATGGTTTTTCAGCCTTAACTTTTGATGCTGTTGTCTGAAGATGTAACTCTTCGTCAATGTTTTCAAAAGTGAAACAGATAGGATTAGGAAGCTTTTCAGCATTTCTTGACTTGAGTGATTTAAATGTTCTAACATCATCATCTTTATCAATCACAAAAACGTTGTCACAGTTATTAAAAATGCAAGAAGCACCTCTAATATCTTCTCTAGTCAAGCATTTTGGATTGTTGTATTTTGAAGTATGATGAACTACCAAAACAGTACATATGGCACTTACTTGGTTTAAGAAATCCATAAACTCTCTCATATCTTTGTTAGAGTTTTCTTCTAATCCATTACTACTAGAGTTAAGTGAGTCAATAACGATTAGGTTAGCACCTTCATCATCAACAAACTCTTTCATTTTGTCTAAGAATAATTGTTTTTCATTATCATTACTAACATCTGGAAAAACATTGTTGTAATAAATGAAATCGTCATTATCATCTTGGAAGTTAATCTTTTCCATTCTTTTGTAGAAGTATTTTTCTTTCATTTCATTGTCGAAATAAACAACACTTCCATTTTCACACTGCTTTCCTAAAAACTCTCTACCATTGATAATTGCCCTACATATGTCCATAGCAACATATGTTTTTCCAGTGAATGATGGAGCAGCAATAAGGTTTAATGAGTTACTTTCGATTAAATCTTCAATGAGAAATGTATCATTAGGTTCATTACCATATTTTTTTCTCAACGTACTGGTCCTTTTGTATTTTGTTAATAACATTTTTTACTTTCCTTTCCCAAACTTAGCAGAAAACTGTTCTCCGCTATCAACCATAGTGTTGATAATGAAAACGCTCTCATTAAAATCAAAATATAATTCTTTGAAATAATAAGTGGTTTTGAATGTGCCTAAAAATAATCTGGAGTTTGGACGAAATTGATGATTAGCATTGTCCTTGTTCCAGACATATATCTCTTCCAGCTCTTTCATTACACTTTCAGATATTTCAAAAACATCACAGTGCTTTTTGCCAGAGATAAAATCTTTCTCTAATATGATTGCATTATTAGGCTTGATTAACCATAACTTTTGATTAATCTTGTCAGTAGCATTTTCTTCAATGAGGATATGAATTCCTGGTAGTGGAAAAAAACCTAACTTTGCATCTTCCTTGTAGAACGGATTCTCTTCGTTCCACTCATTGTTAACATCAACCAATATCTTGATAAACTTATTCACTTGGGGTTCCTTTTCATATAACCATTAGGAATATATCAGTTATTCAAGTTGTTGTCAATACCTTCCTTGCAAAATTATCAAAAAAGGTATAGAATATTTTTGTGGCAAGAGAAACAGAATCAAATGTGCATATTCCTATTGTTAGCTGGATAAAGGCTAATGAGGAGGAGTATAGAGTTTTGAAGACAATTTTTCATTGCCCAAATAGTTTTTTTGGCACGTCTTTTTCAATTGTGGCGTGGTTAAAAAAGCTGGGTTTAAGAAGGGGAGTTTATGATTTGATTGTTCCTGTTGCAAAGGGTGGTTATGCTAGTTTGTGGATAGAAGTTAAAACTCTCAAAGGAAAATTGTCCACAGAGCAAAAAGATTATGCGAGATTAATCAATGAGCATAGCGACATTCCAACACTTTTTGTTGTTGTAACTGATGCTGAAAATGGAATAAAGACTATCAAAAATTATCTAAGTATAGTATAATAATTTTGTTAGACGTTCACCTATATTTTCCTATTCCTTAACCAATAAAAAAACCAGGCTTATCGCCTGGTTTTTTTAGTTTCTCTTATCAACTGTTCTTTCGAAGTGCAATTATTAATCAATGTAATGTAGTCCTTTCAATGTAAAAAATGCCATATTTTCTGTAAGTTTCTGCAAATATTTCCATTTCTAATGTTTGCATATAGTGATAGGAATATTCGTTGTTTAAATCCAATATTATCAATAAGTCCTCATAAAACCGCCCTTAATGCCAAGAGCAGTCCAACTTCTCTTTTTTAAAAACACACCTCCACCATTTGCATCTACTCCAGGTCCTCCACTAGTATTCCCTTCCACAAGTAAGACACCACTTTCGTTGGAAGATATTACAATTCCACAGTCATAGATTCTTTTCTTTTCAGATGAATAAAACAATGCAACGTGTCCTTTTTGCACAAGTAATGGATTAGCTTTCGCTTCTGCTACAGATGTCCAAATACTATTGTTTTTAGCATATTTTTCCCAGTTCGGAGTATAGCCATCAAGCTTTAAGAATGATTTACTTAGTGTCAAGTCAAGTTGTTCAGCAGCAACAATATAACGGTATTTGAGAAATGCTGCGCACCAAGCAAAACCTTCTTCAAGTCCTACAGTTTTCAAGTATTTCTTAACAGCTGGACCGTGGTTATCTTTGTCAGTCTCAGTCACTCCAATATTTTTAACTGCTTCGTCTGCTGCTAGTGTTGCTATTTCTTTTTGCATAATTTTTATTAAAAATAAAACTAAACTAACTGAATGTGATTCCATAATCCTGTGATGAAAGCACTGTGATTCCATTTGTAGCGTGAGAGTATACTAGGTATGGAACGTCATCATACCAGTACGCTGCAAGACCATTAGTAGTAACATTTCCAGTGACAACTATTGAGGATGCAACTACTATTTGTCCTACGTTATCAATGCCTACTCTTTTAATGCTTCCGCCACTATCTGTTGTTCGGAAAAAGTGCAGTTCATATCCGTTTTTGTTAATAGCAAGAGCTGGTTGTGTTCCAGTTCCTAGTGTTGTTGCCATTCCTGCTACTCCAGTTATTAAATTTGCAATCTCATATCTTTTTACACTACCAACTAAATCTTCGATAGTAGCAATAATTTGGTTTTCATCTGTTTTAGTTTTCCATCTAACAGCACCATTTTGGATATTTATAATATTAGTATTCAAATAAATGAAATTAGAAAAGTTATGAGTATCTGACAAGATTAGCGTAAGAGTTCCAGAATTATCATATCCAATTAAATGCTGATAAAAACCACTAATATCAGCACTAATAATATTAGCATCTGGTGCAATAACATAATAAAAAGCACCTCTATTACGTTTTGCAGTAAATATCTTTGAACTATTATCTAAGTTAGCATTAAAGTTTATCCTAGAAGCTATTTCTGCTTTTGCTCCAGGCAATCCTGT